TTCTTTGAAATTAGTTCCTGGCCTTCTTCCTCCGCGAGGTCTGTCAGAATCGACACGCCTTCTGTCAGCCACTCCTTCAGGCGCGCAGGAATATCCGAACCATCGCCTTCCCATTCCGCCTCAGATTCAAGGCAGGTCTGGATGGAGTAGATGGTTTGCAGGAGGTCGGCCATGCGGCCAACATCCCACAAAGACTTTGCAACCTTTTCGCTCGACACCTCAACGCCGAACGACTTCGCTTTCGCGTCGATCTTCGCTTTCGCTGCTTTTTTCTCTTCTTCGCTCATTCCCTGTGTCTGGTTGAACCGCGCGAGCGCGTTGCGAACGTGCGATGCGTCGTGGATGGGCAGCTTCCAGGTCGAGGTGTCCTCTGGATCGCCAACGTGCGCGAAGTCCGATGCCTGCAGTTCTTCGCCGCTGACAGTTTTGGTCTTCGCTGCCTTCTTCATGCCCACGAACTTTCGCATCTCTTCGCTGCCGTCGGCTTTGATGGCGGTGAACGTCGCGCCATACATGCAGGGATTGTCCACAATGGACACTTCGGCAGGCGATGCGGTGTAACGGGTCGTGTCTCCGTCCGTCCATCTACGAACGTAACGGCCGCCGAGTGAAAAGCCCGTGTATAGCCCTTCGTCGACTTTCTTCCACTCATTGTCGTCCACGACCTTTGCGACAACGGGAATCTTTTTGGCGGGGTCGTCGAACTCGATTCCGACGAGTTTGCCCACGACTATGTTGCCGTGCATCACGCGCACATTTCCCAGGCTCTTGCCGTCGCTGGTCTTCTCGATCCCTTCGCTCCATTTGCGCACATAGGGCAGAGAGGTCGCATAGTCGAACGTTTCCCCGGCCTTGTCCTCGACCTCTTCGGCCATGATGCCGTGGATCTCGTGCTTCTCCAGGTCCACCTTGACCAGCGGGATAAACTTGCGAAATTCGGTTCTCATAACTTTCTCCGTTGACTTCGGTCCTGCTACTCCGTTGGCCTGTGCAAAAGCTGAGGACTCCGCGTCTTTGTCGCTCTTGCCTTCCTTCTTCGCTTTCGCGTGTGCGCTGTTCCACACATCCAGCCATTGCTTTCGCTTCTCCTGCGGAACGTAGGAGGGAACTTCGCTGATCGATGAATAGGGCATGGTTTTATTTGACGCTGATTCCACCACGCCTGCGTGTCACAGTTCTGACTCCCGCCGAACTCCCTGTGACAATCGGCTTCTCGATAACTTCCGCAGGTTTGAAGTTCTTGCGCGCCTCGCCCGTCAAAATCTTTCCCACGCGCCGCATGATTTCCTCGGCTTCCAGATCGGTCACTTCCCCGGGATGCGCGTCACAGGTTTCGACCGTGCCGCACACTTCATGCACGATGGCGTGAATGCGACCCGCCAACTGTTCGACCGTCATCATTGGTCTATCAAATGAAACCAGTCATGCCAGAAAGAGTGCCTTCCAAGCATTTCTTGCTTGCGCCCCAACCTCGGGAAAATCCAGTAGTACAAGCGCACTCTCAGACCCCAAGGAAGCAACCAGTTCCAAGCATTTATCCAGAGATGCTGTCTCATTCTGCTTCCGTTGAATACGTTATTACTAAGTCACATACACAATTAGGATGATACGGTGGTCCATCGTCACCCGTGGAAAACGTTTCGTCCAAATCAATCTCTCCGTCGTCTGCGGCGTCATCGCATTCATCGTCGCCATCGTGCATGGACCCGAGGATGCTGGCCTTCTTCATGCTGACGCCAGTGCTCGCCGCGCCCAACAGCGCGCCCTGAATCTGCGCTTTTGCCAGTTCCGTCCGCGCAATCATTTCTGCCCGCGTTTCGCTGAACTGGAACGAATCCGCAATCGAATCTTCCAGTGCCTGAGGTCCGAGTCCGTCCTCAAATGCCCGAGTCACGGTGTCGCGCAGGGCGTCCCGTGTGGTGTCGGTGATAGCCCAGCGTGGGTTGGGATTCTCGATCAGTGTGTCGCCGTCCCACTTCATGCCCACCATTTCCGCGGCACGGTCCCGAGCAAAATCCACGGCTGCCTGATTCACCTGATCGAACACTGCCTTGTCCGTCACACCCACTTCCACCAGCACATCGCGCGCGACTTCCTGGGCTGTTTCCTCGATGGCCGACTGCGAGGAAGTAACAATCGCGTCCCATTCCAGCTCTATCGACCGCACGATGCGGTCAATTTCGTCCTCATCCGTCTTGGTGACTTCCGCATAATGGTCCGCAACCTTTGCGGCAATCGCCTTGCCCTGCTTCTTCAGGAAGCGTCCTAGTACCCCTGCCAGCCGGCCGATCCGCTTCTCAACCCGCGCCGGCAGCTTCCCCGTCGTTACCACAATCTTTTTTTTTTCGGCTTTGGCCAGCGCTTCCGCGAACTTGTTCGCCACTTCCGCGGATTTGGCCCTAGATTCGCTCAGGGGCGGCTTTGCGGGGGGTGCCTTGGCTCCTGGTACGACGGGCGTTGCTCCGTTGCCTGGGGCCAGCATGGGCTTCGGCGCGCCCGGTTTCACGCGCCCATCGCCACTCTTCACGTCGTCCAGCATGATCGGCCCGGTTTGGGTCAGGATGAACGGCCCAATGCCCCACGGCTCCTCGCCGTCGCGGATGCGGAGCTCGTCCACGGAACTTTTCCCACAGCTTATGTAGATTTTGTCGACTTGCGCCTGCACCAGCGGATCAACTTCAACATCGTCATCGAAGGATGCCTCAATGTCAGGGAAGTTCAGGTACTGCGGAGCCTGGATCAGATAATTCAGTTTCTCCAGAATCCAGACTTTTGACGGCTCGAAACCTTCTTCCAGCGCCTGCCGTTGCTGCTGCTGGCCACTAGCCCGGTTCATCATCTTGACGAATGCCGTAGGCGGCAGGGAGAAACAGAATGCCACGATACGCGCACGCCACTCCTCGAACTGATCGAGCAGCATGTCTTTCTTGGCAAATGTGATCTGGCCAGGGCCTTTTTCACCGAGCGATGGGATAAAGCGAAGCATGCGGCGCGCAGCCAGGTTGCCTTCTAGGGCTGCGTCAAATGCGCGCTGGAACCGCTCGATCTGATCTGGTGACCAGTCAGGCGGAACCTGAGCAATCGCATCTGGAATGGTGCCCGAGGTATACTCGGCCAGCCGCGAAACATCACGGCGCAACCCTAGATTGATCATAAAGATGATCTGCTCGACCGGGCTCATGCCGTAGACGCGGTGCGTGCGCAGATTGCGCGGCATGTAAACGAGTTGATTCGTGTTCAGGTCGCAGAGGATCTGGCCCTTCACGATTTGCTGGTAGGCGGTGAAGGGCGCTTTGGGCGTGGTGCCGTCCGGCCCGAGGCGGATGCCGATGGTGCCGCCATCGGTGGGAACGAATCGAGTCACCTTCTGGGTCTTTGAATCTCGTCCGACGAGCAAGCTGGCGCAGTCGGCAACGAGTTGGTCCTCGAACCACAGCCTCATCCATTCGTGGAAATCGTGTTCGCCATCCGGGCGCTCGAAGAACTTGCGAACGTCATCGACGCGCGAGTCATTCTTGCTACGCTTCTTTACCTTGGAGTCGGGCTCCTCTGCGTCCTCTTTCTTGAGTCCGAAGTGAACGACCAGCTTCGAGACCTGGTCTTTGCGTGTCTCAATGCACGTCCTGGTGAGATAATCGGTGTCAGCGAGCATGCGCAACTGCTCGAAGGAGATTCCTTCATAGCTCCGCGGCATGTACGAGATGTTGTAGCCGACCGGATAATCCAGCCGACGCGCTTCGCCATCGGTGACCGTCGGCTTCAACGGCGGCAGGGGCGACATGAAGACGTCATAGTCCGCCCGCGACATTGGCCGTGGAATGATGCTGGTCTTCGGAACGCTCATTTTAGGTGAGACCGAATGTGTCCTTCACGCCTTCAACGTACTTCTTCTCTTCCACCCGCGAGATGTAGCCGCGTGCGAAGGTCAACTCCGCTGCCGCCTTTTCGAGGGCTGCATGCTGGTCGGCCTGAATCACAACGTGACCGGCGGGAACGTGCTCAAGCGTGCATCTTCCCTCGAGATCAATCCGACCGATGAGAACCTTCCAAGCGAAACCGATTCGCGCCAGAATCGTTGACACTTTTTCCTCCTATTGACTTACTGTGCTGTTGCAACCGGAGACACCGCCGCCGCCGCTTGTGCTAAAAAAGTTGCACTGGCTTCTAGGCTTGGGTTGGCATCAATCGCTCCGGGCGCTGTGCCTACGATCACATAGAAGTACTTCGTTCCGGCCGTGCCTGTCGTGTCGAGGTAGTTGGTTACGGTCACTGCGCCGACTTGCGTGTACGGGCCTCCGGTGACGGTCGAGCGTTCAACTTTCCAGCCGGTAGCGGCGACCTGTCCAGCAGTCGGGGTGCCTGCCGTCCACGTCACGTTGACGCCATGCTGGACAGTCTGCGCCCGCACTTCTTGTTGCGTGCGCGGCCAGAACAAGAGCAGTGCGGGAATCAAAAAGAAAATCCCAATTATTCCTACCCAACTTCGTTTCATCGCATTTCTCCTTTATTGTGCTTTCGCAAAAAGATTTGTCGCTGGTGC